TCTGAAACATCACCCAATAAATCGATACTATTCTTAGTATCTATTACAAACTTTATTGTATTCTGTGCGTTCTTCGAGTTTGTTTGCGTATAAATACCGTTATGATTTTTTACAGGATTGCATTTACATCTAACACCATCTTCATCAAATACTTTCGACAAAGACATAGTATCAGTATCTTCAACATTTTCAAGTGTTTCCTCTTCTTCCACAAAATATCCCGTTATTGTACCACGACAACGGGTATGAAACGGCGGTGCGGTTATGCCTTGCTGATATTCGGACAGTTTAAAATGCTTTCCGTGCATACTTGCACACTCATCGCAAATATCACTGTCCATATTCTCGTCAATCTCGTATTCGTCACACCCTGCGTCCATTATCGAACGCAATCTTGCGTCAACCATAATATGCGTATATTCCGTCTGATACAGTGCGGCGGAACGGCTTTTTGAAACATTCATTCTTGCAGAAATATTTTTAATCATTTTATCGGGACTGTCGCCCCTCGTTATGCCATGTACAAGATTTGTATTAAGTTCTCTCAAAAGTTTCTGCTTATCATTCCATATTCGGTCAGAGAAGTTACTTCCGTCAAGCCACTTTTCATATATCGCATTCTTTACCGTGTCACGGTCGAACTTTGCAAAATTAACAGCATAATCAACCGAATCGGCAATATGTTTATTTGTTGTATAATATGTATCACTGTATGCCTTTTTAAGTGATGTTGAAAATTTATCCTCTTGCTTTTGTTTCAAGAGTTCGACTTCTCCACGCATTTGATATTTGAGTGCCTCCAAACGGCTTACCCTTGAACGCATATACTCATTATCAAGCATTGTCGTCCACTTGCCGTCTGCGTTATCAAGTGCCTTTTCGCGAAATTCTTCAAGCGACAGCTTAAACCCTTTAAGTTCGTCACGACTTAGCTGTTTTCGTGCCTCTGCCATACTGATACCGTTTTCACCCGCATACCTTGCGTAAAACGTTTCAATCTCTTTTTTTATGCCGTTTAAGGACCTTTCATACTCTTTTATGAGTTCGCGTTCTATATCATCGGCTTTCTGTGCGTGGATTTTTAAAAGCTCACTGTTCCTCTTCTTCCAATACTCGTTCATTATGTCCACCCATTATATCGTCACTGTCGTCCTTTTCTTCCGCAATTCTCTCCATTTCCTTATCTGCGTCCTCGACAAACGGATGACGTTCAATAATCGTGCGTTGAGATATAACACCAACGCTTTTTTGTGCTATATCCGCAAGTTCGGTGTCGTTTGAAACGCTTGTCCTTGTCCACGTCTGCGTGACATTTTCACAAGCGATACCGCTGTAATCGCATATCGCTTTGATGAGTTCTTCAAACCCACTCCTAAACTCCATTTCTGCCATACCGGCTTTGAGTTCAAGCAGTGAATACAAATATTTCAATGCCGTACCCGATGAATTACCGAAGTTCTGCGGATCGGGATCAATACCTTTGCCCTGTTCAAAAATACTCTTGCGTGTCATTTGGAGCATTTTCTCTCTTGCCTCAACCGGAATATCAATCGTCAAAGTCGAAAGTCCTCCGCTTGCTCCGTCCTCCGAATCAAGCTTAATAGTCTTGTACTTCTTGAGCTGTGTCAAAAACTCTGAAAGGCTCTCGCCCTCATATCCGCTTAGTACGAATATAATCTCCTGTATATCTTCGAGGTCGTTTATAAAACCGCTGTACGTTTTGTCATATGTATCAATAAGTCCTTTTATCGGTGTAAGGTCATCACGATGAAAGCCGTTATTGAAAAACGGAATAAACGGTACACGTCCGAAATTATGACTGTACACGTTACATATAGTTCCGTTTGTTTCAACGTCGTACACGTTGAACATATTATACATTTCAAGCCGTTCAAGACCGTCGCCAATCTTCTTACGGAATACACTGCATTCCTTATCAGTCCAATACTCATAAACGTGGTAAGTGTCACCGTTATCGTCAAGCTCTTGATATGTTCTGAAACACGCCGTAAGTTCGTGTTCCAAAGTATCACTCCATATCGGTATAACTTGCTTGCTGTCTATAACGTCGTACTTAAATCCGTCATTATCCCAGTAGTGAATCCAACCCAAACCCGCATTTGACGCATTTATCGCAAGTCTTGAACATATTTTCGTGTATCGACTGCCGAGTATATTGCTTATTTTCTCATTCGCCGATTTATTCCCGACATCAAATAACGGCGGTGATGTAAACATATACGCCGCTTTTTGGTCTACAAGCAATCCGTGAAAATTAGACGGTATTCTGTTGTCCGCATTCCTCAAAGGTTTTTCGCCGTCACTGTGCGTCATATGCAGAATGTCATTATCGTTCAGATAATATCGTTCCGCCGTCTGCACTCTTGATATAAAATTTTCGTGTCCGGGTATATATTTCTTTATCAGTTTCTTTACTGTTTCCAAATCCAATTTTATCACCTACTTTAAAATTGACAGTCCGCCTTTTTTCCTGTTCATCATCTCTGCAATACCTGTTGTTGCGTCGGGTGCGTCGTCGTGCTTGTTCCTGCCCTCACGTTGATATGTCGTCATCGCCTTATAGTATTCGGGAAAACGTATGTGCCAGTCGCAAGGAAAATATATATGCTCCATTACCCAAGTGCTGTTGGATAATATTCGTGCCTCTTTGTTATTGCTTTGGTGAAACCATTTCACCGTTGTAAAATTACTGCCGTATTTTTCGGCAAGGATTTCACGCACACGTCTTGCGAACGAACGTCCGCCGTTATTGCTTTCAATCTTTGCAAGGTTGACGTTGTTCTCGTATAATCTACGTGCCGTTTCACCCTCTGTAACCTCCATAGGCTCGTCGGTATAATACACGTCTATGACGTATACTTCTTTGCCGTATATACCGTATATTATGTTGCAGAGATAGTCCGCACCTGTATCGGCGGTATCGCAATATGATTGTATTTGCGTAATCGGCGGTAAGCTGTCGTATGTTTTAAGCGTTGTGTAGAGT